AAAAACATGACACCGATGCCATATTTGTGTCGTACCCAGGTTCTCCAGGATTTGATCGTTACACAAGAGCTATAGTTGAATACACACAATTTTTGTACATGTATATATTGTGTCTAATCATTTTGGGATTAGCTTTCTTTCCACAAAGACAGAAAGTTTTGTTACCCACATTAGTTCTATTTACAAGTTTCTATGCTTTTATTGCGGATAAGTCATGTACTAACATTTAATACAAATAAACTGAATTAACACATGTGTATTTACATTTATCTGTGAATACATTACCCCCTGAATGAACATATGTCCATGACGCTGGAAAAATTAACAATTTTCCAACTTCTGGTTTAATAGATCTACCATTGTAAAATTTTGTTGTACCACCTTCGTGATAATCCAAAGTATTTAAGTAATAAATAATTCTTAATTCCACAAAAGAAGAATTAATAAAATTAGAATCATAATGCCATTTATAATTATCATTTTTTCTAGTCTTCTGAATTTCAAAGTCATCAATTTTAAAATTTTTTAAATTTATAATATTACCTAAAGTGTGTATTTCTTGTTCTGGGAATCCATGTTTTAAAAATTTTAAATATGAATCTATATGCAGTTTTAAATATTTAATAATATCATTACTAGTATCATGCCAGTTTGAGCCATTCAAACTTAAATCTAATGATCCTTTCATACTAGGAACTTTAATTATTTTGTCACCCAACATCATACCTGCCATTCTTTTATTATTATCTTGTTCATAACGTTCTATTATTTCATTGCATAATTTTTCTGGAAGTGCATTTGGTATTTCCAAAATAAATTTGTCCATTGAGTATAAAATAAGTATAATCTTTAAACACTTTCCATCCTATCTAAATCATCTACCGAACGATTTGCTTCCTTATTCTTTCGCCTCACCCCAGCTATAGCACCAAGCCATCTTGACACAGCTCGATTTCTCGAGAGTTCTGACGCGGTATCATCACTCACAATTATACTCAAACCATTACACACATCCGGTTTATTATCCCTCTCTGGAAATTCTAAATTGAAAGCCTGAATGGATATTGATGGAATATCTGGTGCATCATCTAAAAGTCTATCATACTCTTCACGACATTTCTTGACAAAATCTACAACACAACTACGATCCTTTTCATCTAGTGAAAGTTCCATATCAATATTTCTATAAAACTTTGAATATTGGACACACATCAAAGAATGTGAGTCTGATAAGGTAGAACTCTGACTAAACTTACCTATTGATGTCAAGATTCCACCAATAACATTGAGGAACGCAAAAAAGTACTGAACAATCATAATTTTGTTTTTCACATGCTGTGGGACATTGTCGTTACCACTTGGATTAAGGACGGCAAAGCCGCCAACCCCTGTTATACTAGAGATGACAATACTAGGATAAGAGAGGTAGTCATTTTGTCTTTTAAAGTGAAGGCGGGCGTGGTTGTGAAGCCATCGATATCCAGCGGCTCTTTCTGCCCACGATTTAAGAAGTTTCTCCTGCTTGTCACACCAATGGTGCGACTCTTCATGAGCTTCCATTATTTTACGCGGGGATTTTAAATCTCATCTTCAGTTGTAAAATTTATAAATGTTTTATAAAGTTCATATAAATCAGACATAATAACACTTTTAGATGGTAGTGTATCATATTCTTTATTAATTGAAATAGTGTATAAATGACTATATGGTTGGTCTACACCAGCCATGTTTATATTAACTACACTATCATATTCTTCTTTTGAATTCCATAAAATAATTTGACCTGATGCACGCCATTTATCATTATATGAATTTATTGTGATTTCGTTTTGATTTAAAATTGCGTAGTTTCTTACTTCATCTGATATTACTACGAATAAACCCATAGTTATACTTTTACTTTATATTTTTTTGCCTCTTCACGCGCAAGACGATCAACTAATTCATTTTGTGGGTGTCCATTATGAGCCTTAACCCAGTGCCACTCAACAGACTTCATTTGTTGTGAAAGAGTATCAATTTTAATCCATAACTCCTTATTCTTAACTGGAGCACCCGCAGTTGTACACCAACCGTTTCTCTTCCAATTCTTAATCCATGATGTTATTCCATTCTTGACATAATTACTATCAGTGAATAGTCTTATCTCAAGAATGTCACGTGCGAGACACTGCTGGAGTGCCTTAACGACAGCAGTCATTTCCATCACATTATTGGTTGTTTGGTCTTGTCCTCCTGATATTTTGATACCAGCACCAGCAACTGCCCATCCTCCTGGACCTGGATTACCTAAACAACTTCCATCTGTGTAAATGTCCCACATTCTTAATTAATTTAGATACTTATTGTTTAATTTCTTTTATTGTTTCTCATCATGTAAATACCGGCAGCCAAACCGATCACAATTGTGGCAAGCAAAATACCACCACCAACCTTCTGAGATGTGCTAGCTCCCTTACGTTCTTGTTCCATTTTTACTATGGTATTAGATTTAAAAAATGCGTTCTAGACAACTTTTAAATTTAATTTTTATTGCGCGGGTCGAAATTTTATATATTTAAGCCATTAACAACTTAGTTGGAGAAGGCAAGACCACCCATACCGGATTGGATACGGAGGACGTTGTAGTTAACCGCGAACATGTGCATGTTGGTGTTAACAACACCAGCATCAAGCTCAACGGCAACTTGGGCGTTGTCGATGCGAGAGAAGTTGCAAGTACCGGTTGGTTGGTGTTCTTCTGGCTTGAGCGCGAAGGAGTAGCTGTACACACCTGGGTATGGGCAGCCAGTGTGGTGGTTGTAGGCTTGCACTTGGTTGAAGTACTTACCCTTTTGAGCCTTGAATCGGTCTTGACCGTTGAGGACAAGCTTGAAGGTCTTCAATGGACCGGCGTTGTCTTCAGTGAATTCTTCTGGAGACCAGCCGTTGACACCGGATCTCAACATTGGAACACCGGTACCTTGGGTGATTGGCACATAGGCGTTCGCAGAGAGTTGAGAGAAGACGTTGGATTCGAGGACGACTTCGGTGCGGGACGCCCTCTTGGTGAAGTTCCACAAGGCGGTGGTGACGTTGGAAGAGGTCGAATCGTTAAGGCACCAGACAAGCTCCTTAACTGGGTGGTTGAAGGAGAGACGCTTGTTGGAGGTGGTACCCGCAGTAACAGTGTCAACACCAGTGTGTTGAACTTGTTCGATGAGGTATTCGTGACCCTTTTGCGCGAATCGGCGGCGTTCCTCGGTGTCGAGGTACACGTAGTTCGCGTACACCTTGAAAACATTAGCGTTCAAGTAGGTGGTGAAGTCAGACGCCAAATCGAAATCGATGCGGACTTCGTGGTATTGGAGCGCAATCAATGGCAAATACAAACCTGGGTTGCGGTTGAAGAAGAAGACGAGTGGCAAGTAAACAGTCTTACCGTCAATACCAGTGGTCATCTTACCGTAGTTAGCCTTCTTGGATTCATCCAAGTAAAGCTCGGAGTACAAACGCCACCAGCGTTGGTAGTGCTTGTCAATGCGTTGGCCACCAATGGAAAGTTCCGCAGAGGCAATCGCACGCTCGGCGACCCAGCAAGATGGGTTACCCGCGTAGGTGTTGGAAGAAGTAGCATCGGATTCGAGTTCGATGTACATGTCACCAACCAAATCACCATTGCGAGCAATGGTCACGGAAACACGACCGGAGTTGGCTGGAGTACCGTTAGTAGTTTGTTCGATGTTTTCCATCGCGAAGTTAGTGTGGCGCTTGTAAACCGCCTGGAAGAAAGTGACTTTTGGGTTCCCTGTAAGATAGACATCTTGGGCACCGTACGCGACAAGTTGCATGAGACCACCGGCCATTGTGAGAGTTTTTGTACTATAGACCAACATTTTTTTTCCGGTTGAAATCGCACTAGTGCGAAAATTCCAATTTCAAAAATTCTCAGTGTAGGTTAAATGTCATCACGCCCTGAGGAAGAAGACCCAGTTGATGAGATCGAAGAAGGTGAAATTGTATCTGACGAAGAAGAGGAAGTGATTTACACGAGCGACATCGAAGAAGATGAAGGAGATTTTTTCGAAGAAGACGAAGATGAAGGTATGGATCTCGCAGGTCTTATGTCTTCCCTTCTCGCGACCCCAGACGGTGATACTGTATGCTCCGCCCTGGTAAATCTTTGTTACCAATTGGAAACTCAAAATAAGATCTTAATTAAAATGCTTGCCAAAATGCAACCCCCAAAATCGGCTTAGAAACAAAACTCGAGTATAAATAAATCATAGAAATGGACCAGACCCATTTCATCGACAGGGAACCCAATAAGTATGAAGCACTCGCGGAGCTTCATAAACAAGATATCCTTTCGATGAAAGAAGATGGCATTCAAAATACAGTTGATAACTGGGAAAATGTGTGGAACTTGAAGTCAAATGATTTTACAGATTCTAGAAATTTGGGCTACAGACAGTACATTCATCAAAGCAGTTTTGATGAAAATGGAAATTTGGATCCCTCAAAAGTCGAGTTGCATGCGATCAAAAGTATGCGTGATAGATGCAGACAGTATCTCACAAACTTGAAGAATCATGCAAGAGATTTGAAAATGCACAAAAAAGAATTGGATGAAAGTGGAGCTACAATTGTCACAAAAATTAACAACATTCTGAAACAAGTAACTGACGGTTACGACAATATTAGACGTCATTACATTTCTTTTGAAAGAGTCTATAATCCAACTGCACAACCACAATTTAAGGGACTGGGTGATCCATCAACAATGGATGATGAAGAAATTGAAAACTCGACACCATTCCAAAAGTGTCTCCTGTATTCTCTTGATCAAACTTACAAAGCTGGCTACAGACGCTACAAGGGACAATGTTGCGAAGAAATTAAGACTATTGAAGGACACAGAACTCGCGCGTGGCAACCAAAGTTTAGCATTGAACAATTTGTGTATTCTTTGGCTCAAAAAGATGATGACTTTGCCACCTGGAAAAACTTTACGAGTCGTGGTACAGTTTTCAGAGATGTGATTGATAATCTTTCAAAATGTATTGATGCCCAATTTCCAGAGATTACAAAGAGAAGACATGTTTGGTCTTTCAAGAATGGTGTGTTTGTTGGTAAAGAGTGGGTTCCAGATCAGGGTATTCACATTTGCCGTTTCTACCCATACGATAGCCCAGAGTTCCGATGCTTAGATCCAACTATCATCTCTTGCAAATATTTTGATCAGCAATTTGATGACTTTTCACACCTGGAAAACTGGCAGGATATTCCAACCCCACATTTTGATTCCATTTTGCATTACCAAAACCTCGAACAAGAAGTGTGTAACTGGGCGTATGTGATGGGTGGTCGTCTCTGCTTTGATGTTGGTGAAATGGATACTTGGCAAGTCATTCCATTCTTCAAGGGTATTGCTAGATCCGGTAAATCCACATTGATTACAAAGGTTTTCAAAAAGTTCTATGAACCAGAAGATGTTGGTACTTTGTCCAACAACATTGAAAAGAAGTTCGGTCTTTCGGCTATCAAAGATAACTTCATGTTTATTGCACCAGAAGTAAAGGGTGATCTTTCCCTCGAGCAAGCTGAATTCCAATCCATGGTTTCTGGTGAAGACGTATCAGTTGCGGTGAAAAATAAGACTGCTGTTTCGATTGAGTGGAAGGTTCCGGGTGTATTGGGTGGTAACGAAGTTCCAAACTGGAAAGATAACTCTGGTTCTGTTCTTCGACGTATTTTGCCATGGAATTTCGCTAAGCAAGTTCGTGATGCAGATCCACAACTTGATGCGAAGTTAGATGGTGAATTGCCAATCATTCTTCTCAAATGTGTGAGAGCATATTTAGATTATTACCAAAAATACGGTAACAAAGATATTTGGAATGTAGTACCGGAATATTTCAAGAAGATCCAGAAACAAGTGGCAATGGTTGCGAGTACCCTCCACAACTTCTTGGAAAGTACAAATATTATCTATGGCAAAGATCTATTTGTTCCTCAAAAGCTATTTGTGCAAGTATTCAATACACATTGCCAAGCCAACAATCTTGGCAAGCACAAGTTCAATCAGGACTTCTACGCGGGTCCTTTCAGCTCACGTGATATTGAAGTCAGGGAAGAGGTAGTCAGCTACAAGGGAAGAACATACCCGAAACAACCAGTTATATATGGTCTTGATGTGGTCGAAGAATCACTTGGTTTCAATGATGATTACTAAAAAAAATACTGACCAATAGTAATAATGAGCCAACAGCTCAGAGAGTTTGTGAAGCAGTCGGGTGTGGAGTTGAGACGAACAGACAGTCCATCTTCCGCTTCTACGACTGCGTCAAACAATGCCCTCACACGGGAAATTGAAATGGAACTCGGAATTCAAAAACAACAAGAATTTCCACCAAGATTAGAAAAAAATATTATGAGCAATGAAAATTATGGCGAATTCGCACAATTTGTTCATAACTCGGATAACAAT